ATGCTTGTTTGGTTGGGCAAGAATATGCTCGACCAAAAGGACAAGGTGGAACAAGACCACACCAGCAGCGATGGCAGCATGACGCCGCCTAAGACGGTTATCTTGCGCGGCGTGAAGCCCGATGGCGCAAGCGACGATTAACCTTCCCGATAGGGTGCTTGAGGTGTTTGCGCCAGATCGTGGCGCGGCTCAATATCGTGCGCTTTATGGCGGTCGTGGTTCTGGCAAGTCTCAGTCAGCAGCAATGATGGCGGCGTACTGGGGCTATAGGGAACCGCTGCGCATTCTTTGCACTCGCGAGTTGCAGGTCAGCATTAAGGACAGCTTTCATAGAGAATTGAAAGACGCGATTGAACGGACTCCGTGGTTGGCTGCGCACTACGATGTTGGCGTTGATTATCTGCGCGGAAAGAACGGCACCGAGTTTATCTTTCGCGGCCTGCGGCACAACACGTCTAGCATTAAATCGCTTGCGGGCATTGATTTAACGATTGTCGAGGAAGCCGAGGATGTGCCTGAGGAAAGCTGGCTTGCTCTTGAGGCAACAGTTTTTCGAAAGGAAAAATCGGAACTGTGGGCAATATGGAACCCGCGCAGCGATGCTTCGCCCGTGGACAAAAGGTTTCGCAAAACGCCGCCTGCCGATGTATTGATTTCCGAAATAAATTGGAGCGACAATCCTTTTTTTCCGGATGGTCTGGACAGGCTTCGCAAGCGCGAGCAACAACGACTAGACTCAGCGACATATGCTCATATTTGGGAGGGGGCTTACCTTCAAAACAGCGATGCGCAGGTGTTTGGCGGCAAATTTGAAATCTCAGAATTTGAACCTCAAACAATATGGGATGGACCATATTTCGGTTTGGACTTTGGTTTCGCTCAAGACCCGACAGCCGCCGTGGAATGCTACATCAACAATGATCGGCTTTATATCCGCCGGGAAGCTGGCAGGGTCGGCCTTGAGTTGGATGACACGCCCGCATTCATTATTGGCAGAATGCCCATCATTTCGATGCACGCGGTTCGCGCCGATAGCGCGCGACCTGAAAGCATCAGCTATTTGCAGCGACATGGGTTGTCATCAATAAAGTCCGTCAAGAAATGGGCGGGGTCTGTCGAAGATGGCGTGGCCTTTATCAAATCACTAGACCGTGTTATCATTCACCCCGACTGTCCGGAGACCGCGCGCGAGTTCCGGCTTTATTCGTACAAAAGAGACCGCCTATCCGGGGACGTCATGCCAAAGATCGTTGATGCGAATAACCACTACATCGACGCTTTGAGGTATGCGTTACAGCCTATGATCGGCGGAGCAAGCGAAACAGTATTCGGAGTGCTTTGATGGTCTGGCCCTTCTCACGCGACAACAAGCGCACCGAAAGAAAACAGCATCCGGCAGGCGCAGCGTTCCTAATCGGTTCGTCAGTGCAATGGACTGGCAGCAATGACAGGCGAAGCTATATCCGCGAGGGCTATCAGCACAACGTCATTGTCTATCGCGCTATCCGAGAGATAGTCGAGGCGTGCAAGGCGATCAGCATTGAACTGTATCAGGGCGCCGACCTAATAGAACAGCACCCGGCGCTGGACCTGCTTAACCGCCCGAACCCGTGGCAGGCTTATGACCAGTGGCTGTCAGAAATGATGGTCAACCGCCTGCTGTTCGGCGAGACGTTCGCTGTCGGCGCGCCGGATGGGCAGTTTGCAGAACTATGGCCGCTTAATCCGATTGATATGGAGGTGAAGCCGGGGCCGCACGGTTTGCCTAGCGCCTATTGCCACAAGCGCGGCAAGTCTGAAAAATACTTTCAGGTTGACCCACTCACGGGCGACAGCGAGGTTTTTTACCTCAAGACTTACAACCCCGACAATTACTGGCGGGGCCAATCACCACTCATGGCCGCTTCATTGTCAGCGGACACCCACAACGCAGGCTCGCAATGGAACTACAGCCTACTCAAGAACAGCGCCCGTCCTAGCGGGCTTGTTCGCTTTAAGGGCGGCTACCCTGCTGGCGAGACCGTCCAGCGGATGCGGGAGTATTTTAAAGCCGCAATGGCAGGCTCTGCTAACGCTGGCGAAATACCGATGCTGGCGGATGATGCGGAGTTTGTAGAACTGTCTAAGTCACCGCGCGACATGGACTTCACTAACACCATGAAGGAAACGGCGAAGTATGTCGCCAGCGCCTTCGGCGTGCCACTGCCGCTCATTGATAACGATGCCTCCACCTTTAACAACTTGGAGCAGGCAAAGGAACGCCTCTACACGTACACCGTTATCCCGCTCATGGAAGAATTCATAGGCGCGTTTTCAATGTGGCTTCTGCCGCGCTACGGCGAGGGACTTGAGTTTCGACTTGATCTGGACAGCATCTCAGCGCTGGAAGGCAACCGCCAGCGCATGTTTGAACGGGCGGTGCTGGCCTTTGAAAAGGGTGTTTTGACGCGCGAGGAAAGCCGGGTGATGATGGGCTTCCCGGCAGAGGGTGAGGGCGAATACACCCCGCTCTTAGCGCCCATGATGGAGCAGAAGTCCCTAGAGGTTAAGAAGTCGTTTAAGCCGCCTAGCGATGTGGTCAGCAATTACAGGCGCGGCCTTGAGATGCACGCAGAGGGGCTGACGGGCGATGGCATGGAGGCCACCACCATCCGCATGGCGCGCAAGATCGTTGGCGGTGGCAGCGTGTCAGAGGAATGGGTGCGCAAGGCCAACCGCTTCTGGGGCCGCAATGAGCGGTTTCTCAGCGGGCCGAAGGACAGCCCGGCTTATGCCTCTGCGATGCTCTGGGGCGGCGCTGCTGGCCGTGACTGGTACAAGGCGCGGTACAACGAACTTGAAAGCGAAAGCAAAGACGGCGACCCGTTAGAACTGCTTTACAAGGTGGCATACGGTGGCTGACCTTCAAAGGCTTGAGGACAACGCGCGCCCGAAGATAGAGCGCACGCTGAGTTACCTCATGCGCGAAGCCATCAAGAACTACGAGCGCACAGGCGTTCCCGGCCTGCCCCGTGATGCTGATGATCGCGTCCGGGACGTTCTGCGGGACGTTTACAGCGAGTCCATCCGGTCTGGCGCTATGTCAGTGCGGGACGGTCTCAAGGACTGCTACCTGCACCTTGAGACCAAGCAGACGATGGACGAACTGTTCACCACCTTCGTTAATCTTTTCATCGACCTGTTCGGCGCGCAGAAGGTGCAGCTAATCACCGAGACCACCCGCAAGCAGATACAGCGCATCATAAGCATGGCGAATGATGAAGGCATCGGCACGGATGCCATCGCCCGCCGTCTGCGTGAGGCGGTGCCTCAGTTTAGCAAGGTGCGCGCTGCTGTCATTGCCCGCACAGAGGCGCACTCAGCTAGTCAATACGGCTCACTAAATATGGCGCGGCAATCCACCCGCCCACTGGTCAAAAGCTGGTCATCCGTTGAGGACGATCGCACTCGCAGTCTCATTGACGGGGATTCATACGACCACTTAGTCATGGACGGTCAGACCGTGGCTCTGGAACAGGCGTTTGACGTTCCCACCATCACGGGCGGCACGGAGCCATTGCTATTCCCCGGCCACCCTGATGGCAGTCCGGGGAACATCATTAACTGTCGCTGCGCTATGACCTATCGTCGGGCTGACAGAGACTAGCGAGCATTTGCTCAGTCCAGCCCTTCGCCCGCAGCGCATTGCGCGCTTTGATCTGCGTCAGATACCAGTGGTCGTATTCGCGCACATCGCAATCTTTCCGCGCCTCGCGCATCTTGCCCGCCGCGAAGCGGGCAATGTCGGCGTGATAATTAGCGTTCATAGCGACACCTCCACTTCCTTGAACCCGAAGCTATCCACGATGAAGAAGTGGCCGTCACGTTCAAATATGTCGCCCACGGATGAACTGGCGTTACGCTGTCCAAGGGCGGTGACGATGCTGTTGGCATTCCACAGGTTCGTCACTTCAAAGGCGTGTTCCAGATCATCGGTGTCTACCTCATAGCAGGCGGTATAGAAGCCCCAATACTCGGGCTTCCAGTTTTTCCCGGCGTTCAGCATCAGCTTATGCTTTGCCTCAATGCTGGGGATGCTCATGCCCCGATTGAAGTCGCGCACTCCTTCGTCGGTCAGGCGGATTTGGTGGATGGTAATCATGACCGTTCTCCTTTGGCTGCCGGGGCGCGCGGCCCCGGCGGTGTGGTTTAGGCTACTGGCGTGAATGTGTATTCAACCGCTTCGAACTCAGCCAGATCAATGGCGTCCCGCATGTTATGCCATGCGTCATCGTAGACGTGGCACTGGCCAAGGAGGTCTGTGCGGTTCTGGCGGGCGTGCGCCTCGGCCTGATCAATCCGGCGCGCCATGGCGCGGTCCGTTGCGGTGACTGTTGCAAGGTGCTTGATGCTGGTCATCTGTCTTTCCTCCGGTTTGGTTGGCGGGGCGTCCTGCCCCTTGCTTACACATTAGGGCCAAACGGCCCGCGCCGCAAGACCTTTTTGCTCCACTTTGCAACTTTGCAGGTTCGTGATATGTTTGCAGCATACTTTGCAAAGTGAGTGGCCCGCTTATGGAACAGAAAAGCCTGAGCCTAGACGTCAAAGCTGTTGGCGACGAAGGCGAGATTGAGGGATACGGCGCAGTATTCGGCAATACCGACAGCTACGGCGACATTATTGAGCGCGGCGCATTCCGTGAGACGCTGGGGATGCGCAAGCCCAAGATGCTCTGGCAGCACAACATGGCTGATCCTATCGGCGTCTGGAACGACTACCGCGAAGATGACAAGGGTCTCTACATGCGGGGCCGCATTGCGGTGAAGTCTACCAAGGGCCGGGACGCATACGAACTGGTCAAGGCCGGGGCCATTGACGGCCTGTCAATCGGCTATGTGACCAAGGACTACGACATGGACGGCAACAATCGCCGCCTGAAAAGCGTGGACCTCTACGAAACTTCGCTTGTGACCATGCCAGCTAACACGGCAGCGCTGGTCACGAATGTTAAGAATGCGGATGTGCGGGACATTGAGACCGCCTTCCGGCAGATGGGATTCACCCGCACCGAGGCCAAAGCAATGGCAGGCGCGGCGTGGAAGCGGCGTGATGATGTTCTGCGTGAGGCAGACGCCATCATCCCGGAGGACGATCAGCGAGAGGTTGACGAACTCAAAGCCCTCTTGAACGCAACCCTGCAAAGCATAGGAGGACTCAATGTCTGATTTTGCAGAAATCAAAGGGCTGGTTGAGAAAATCAACCCGACCCTCGTCGAACTCCGCAAGGAAATTGACGAAATGAAGTCCAGCGCCCCGAAGGACGTTGTGACCGAAGAAAAGCACAAGCGCATGGCTGACGAAATCACTGCCAAGATGGCAGAGATGCAGTCGAAGCAAGCAAAGCTGGAAGCGGCAATGTCGCGCCCCGGCGGCGAAGGCAAGGCAACCGATGCCGAGTTTGAAGCCAAGCACCGTGACGCTCTGCGCGAGTATATGGCTTACGGCACCCTGCCGACCGGCTTCAAAGCTGGTTCGGAAGGCGTGGAAATCAAAGCCATGTCGACTGACGTAAACCCGGACGGCGGTTATCTGGTTCGCCCGGAACTGTCGCAGACCATCGTTTCGCGCATCTTTGAAACGTCTCCGCTGCGTCAGGTTGCCAACGTCGAGCGCACCTCGGCAAAGTCCATCGACATTCTGATCGACGATAACGAAGCAGCCGCGCGCTGGGTCGGTGAAGGCGCATCGGGTGGCGAGACGGACACGCCGGAACTGGGCCAGAAGGTGATCGCAGCGCACAAGATCGAAGCCGATCCGCGCATGACCACCGAGATGATTGAGGACGCCTATCTGGATGTGGAAGCATGGCTGTCGGGCAAAGTGGCCGACAAGTTTGCTCGCACGCAGAACAGCTCCTTTGTCAACGGCACGGGCGTCAACCAGCCTCGCGGCTTCCTGACCTATCCGGCACAGGCAGTCTCGGGAACCTACGAGCGTGGCAAGATCAATCAGGTTGCGATGGGTACAGCAGATGCGCTGAACGCTGACGGTCTGATTGCAGTGCAGAACGCTCTGAAGGAAGGCTATCAGGCAGGCGCAGTCTGGGGCATGAAGCGCACCACGTTTGGTGCAGCGCTCCAACTGAAAGGCGCTGATAACTATTTCTTCTCGCCCGTATTGCTGGCTAACGGTCAGGCGACCATGCAGCTTCTCGGCAAGCCCGTCATCTTCATGGATGATATGCCTGCTGTTGCTGCAAACGCTCTGTCGGTTGTCTACGCGGACTTCTCGGTGGCTTACACCATCGTTGACCGCGTGGGCCTGCAAGTCCTGCGTGACCCCTACACCAACAAAGGCTTCGTGACCTACTACACGACGCAGCGTGTTGGCGGTGACGTGACCAAC